GAAAATATCGAAATAATTGTAGAATGTAAATCAAAAACACAAAATGATGGTAAAACTCAACTAGAAAATTATTTGACCCTATCACGAGCTAATATCGGGGTTTGGTTTAATGGTGAAGAATTTATAGCAATTAGAAAATATGAGAAATCTGGGAAAATATTCTTTGATGATCTTCCCGACATTCCAAAATTTGGTGAACGTTTGGAAGATATTGGTCAGTATAAACGCAAAGATCTCATACAACCACACAATCTTATTCATGAATTTCGTGCAATACGAAATTATTTAGCTGGTAATGCAGTAGGAATGACTAATGACTCTGCATTTGCACAAGAAGTAATCAATGTAATATTGTGTAAACTGTATGATGAAAAATATACTGAACCTGAAAATAAAATTAGATTTAGAGCAGGTTATGAAGAATCTACAGACAATGTTTTAAACAGAATTATGGAAATATTCTTAGATACAAAAAAAGAATATTCAGATGTTTTTGAAGATACAGACAGTATTAAACTAGATGGTAAATCACTCACATACATAGTTGGGAAAATACAAAAATTTAGTTTAATTGATGCTGAGCGAGATGTGGTTGGTGATGCATTTGAGGTTTTTATTGGTGCGTCATTGCGAGGCTCACAAGGACAATTCTTTACACCCCGAAACGTAGTAAAAACAGTAATTGAAATCATAGACCCTGAACCTGACGAATATGTTATTGATCCAGCATGTGGTTCAGGTGGTTTTTTATCTGAATGTTTGAGATATGTTCACAAAAAAATAGACATTCAAGGTAAAAAACTCAAATGGTCTGATGAACAAATTAAAGAAGAAAAAATAAAAAAAGTAACCAAATATTTTAGAGGATTAGAACGTGATGCGTTTCTCAGTAAAGTAGCTAAAGCATACATGATTATTTTGGGTGATGGTAAAAGTGGAATAAAAAGTGAAGATTCATTAAACTTACCTAAAAACTGGAATCCTGAAACAAATGCAATAATAAAATTAGGAATGTTTGATATAGTAATTACCAATCCACCTTTTGGTGCAAAAATTCCAGTAAAAGGAAAAGAGAAACTATCTCAATTTGACCTTTGTCATAACTGGGAAATGAGTAAAGATGGAATATGGAGTAAAGGTAAAGTCTTAGAATCTCAATCGCCACAAATTGCATTTATTGACAGATGTCTGGATTTTCTAAAAGAGGGTGGTCGTTTAGGTATTGTATTACCTGATGGTGTTCTTAGCAATACAACTGAAAAATACATACGACATAGCCTTTCTCAACGTACCGAATTAATTGGTGTTATTGATTTACCCAAGAGTACATTTTTACCATCAACACCAACAAAAACACATCTTCTTTTTTTGAGAAAAAAATTAAATCCAAACCCTAAATCGAATTTATTTTTAAGTTATGCTAAAACCTGCGGACATGACAAACGAGGTACAAAAACACCAACAGATGATATACGAGAAATCCCCCAATATCTAAAAAAGGTAAAAAATAACACTGAAACATCTAATCTTGGTCTTATTATTAACCATAACCAATTAAAAAATGATGTATGGTTACCAAAATATTATAATCCTGAAATTGATTTGGAATTAAAAAAATATGATGAGAAAAATTATGATATTACATCTATTGGAAAACTAATTGAAGATGGTATCATAACCGTTTCTTCTGGTGATGAAATAGGTAGTAGGAATTATGGTATAGGGGATATACCTTTTATTCGCACTAGTGAAATATCTAATCTTGAAGTAATAACTGATCCTACACATTGTACCTCAAAGGATATTTATGATGAGTATAAAGAAAAACAAAATATTCAAAATGAAGATATTTTGATGGTGTGTGATGGAACATATTTAATTGGAAGATGTGCAATGGTTACGGATTTAGACACTAAGATGATAATTCAAAGTCATTTTAAACAAATTAAAATAAAAAACAAAGAAAAAATATCTCCATACTTGTTACTTGCATTAATAAATTTGGAAATTGTTCAGAAACAACTTGAATCAAAATCATTCAGACAGGGAACAATCTCAACTTTAGGAAATAGGTTTGTTGAGATAAAATTACCAATCCCAAAAGATGAGATTATCAGAAAAAATCTTACAGATATAATGCAGACTGCAATTAAAACAAAACGTCAGGCAAAAAAAAGCCTTCTTAATTTTGATTTTAACTCAAAAATTGAGAATCTTATGGGAATCAAAAATAGAGGAAATCAAGGAAATTTATAATATTCAAGTATTACCTAGGTCTCGACAAGTTTACAGAACCAAAAAGCGGATTAGGATTTTACTTTATCTAATAACTCTTGGAGTGATGAAGTAGCTATTGTGATGTTATCTATTCCTTGTTGATATTTGGAGTGATTAAAATAATTCATTGCCTGAGATAGATCCGTAATTATTCTAAGGTATATTTCAAATACTTCTACTTTTTCATCTTGGGATAAAGTCATCGTTTAATTTTCTCATAATCATTTCTATCAAACCATTTTTTTTCTTCATCAGTTAATGGTGGAGTGACAAAGACGTCATGGTATTTTTTCATGTTTGTAATAGTCATGGCCATTGGTGAGAAAAATACGCCATTTTGAGATTGATTGTAATAAATTTCATTAGAATTTTCTCTATGATAGATGTATTTGGTTTTTCCTTTGCGTAATGTTCTTCTTGATTCTTGGATAGCTACAATATTCATGGTATCACCACCAACTGTTTTTACTGTATTCTTCCATGTGGAACGGTCAGCTATAAGATTTTGATAAGTCATATTATCTATCTTATCTTCCCTGGTGGTAGTTCCTCAATTGTTTCTTCAGGTATTTCTATAATGTGTGTAGAATCTGATTTTTTCTTTTTGGCTGCTTCAGCAACTTTTTGCCCTTTTCGTACACCTGCATCAAGTCCCATCACAACCAATACTTGACCACCTATTGCAGCCATTTGTAATGTAGCACTCATATCATCAGGTAACGCATCAATTATGGGAGCAACTAGCCCAATAGATGTGACAATACCTAACATGAATGTAGTTAGGGCTATAGTAGGATTAAATTCACTCCATGACTTTCCAGCCATTCCAGTGATAATTCTATATGATACTCCAATTATACAAATAGCAATAGTAACTAACACTGGTGATAATCCTAGAATTTCCATCTTAACAATCACTGATAGTTACTTTATTGTATAAGTCTTTTAATTGCTGGTCTCGACATCTATTTTCTTTCTGATGTTTATCCATTTTCTCATGTATTGTTTTATCCATGATGTCTATTTTGTCTAGTATTTTTTGGCTTGTTTCAATGTCTGTTTTCATGTGTTGATCTAGTAAGTCAAATTTCACATCGTATGGAGAATGAGGAAGTGCTAGTGCTTCGTGTTGTAATATTTTTGATTGTATAATTTCATTAAATAATGATTCGTTGATACTTGATTCGTTAGTGTCATTGTATAGACTATTCCCACCTAACCCGAGGGATGTTATGGCTATTAATAGAATTGTAGAGTTTGCTTTTTTGCCAAAGAGATTATTAGGAATGGTCATGCTTTATTAATTACCATATTGACTTGTGAGGTATTAATTACAGCAGCAGTTGAATTATAATTAATCACTGCAATTTGTATTGTATCTGTTTCAACTAATTCTACAATATCAGATCCTGATACTTGCACAAGCCCTGAATTTACAGTGTGTGGTGCATTAAAACTAATTATTCCACCATTCTTTAAAATCACAATTCCAATATCTAAAGAGCCACCACCAGACTTTTCCAGAGTAGCGGAATAATCAACTTTGTATTTTTTTGCACTAGGTTCATCTGCTACTAATTGTCCTTCATTGTTCACTCCTATTGAGAATCTCTCTAAATTGTTAAATGCCCAACTGGCACTAGTAATTACTTCAAAGGCGTCTTGAACAAGTGAAGATGAAATAATTGGTGTGCCAAAAACTTCTAGTCCTGCATCTCCTGTAAACATACTATCTGGCTCTCCTTGGTTGTTTTCTGATTTTACTTGGATTGATTTTTCGTTATTTGAGTGTGTGTTTAATATTCCTATATCTGAACCGACAAATGGAATATCCAAATCAAATTCAGTAGCAGATACAGGAACACCAAGTACAGTACGGGTTTTATTGTATGTAGTTTCTATAAATGAGTTCAGTGTAACTGGTTTTTGATCAACCAAATGATGTGGTGATATAGTTGTAAAACGAGTTTTCCCCGAACCATTATCCTCCACACTAAAAATTTGTAAATTAAGTAGCGTTGGCCCTATTTGGTATAAATCTCCTCCTAGGGAGATTGATTTCTCTACAGTAGTAAGACTGCCAGTAATAAATTTAGGATCAATGTATAATAAACTATCATCTGTAAATAATGTAACACCAAAAATATCCACACAGCTAATAGTAACTGGAGTAGTTGACTCATTATCAGAGATAAATGAGAGAAACGTAAAAAATGTCCCTACACTATTTCGAATACTGCATGTAGTAAGAACTGCTACAATTGGATTTCTTACAACTAATCCCTTATCACAATCTACACCAGCCACCACCAAAAGCCTATAAAATGGAAAGTTAACTATTCCTATACTATCAAAATCTTGAAGCCGAATATCAGTAAGAAATAACCTTGATGTTCCAAATAAATCCAAGAATCTGTTTGTAACATTTCCGTTAACTGATATATCATGGATGAATACTGATCTTACTGCATTAAGTGGATCTGTATTTTGGATGAATGCACCTGTTCCAGTATATGTTATTGTTGTGTTTATTGTAGAAGCATAAATTTCTACGACACATCCTGTTCCTATTTTAATTGGTTTAGTTTGTGTGAATGAATCATCCATGATTATAGTAATGTCATCACCATCAGGAATTTCAAGATCAGTACCAAGTTCTGCTTCTAGTTGAGCTTGAGATAATACGTTAATTTGCCTTGGAGGATTTGGTCGTACAGGTGCTTTGAAGGTACTACCATTTTGCTCGATAGCTACTACTGCACTACTCTCTTGAGTTAGTAAAATATCATCTAGTTGTGAGATAGTTTTCTTTGTCATGCGTATACTAACACCTCTTGTAAATTAGTGACAAGTTCTTCACCCAAATTAGTTATTATTGTATTGTTATGTTTTAGTAACATCTCAAAAGTGTGTATAGTGTCATTATCTGCTCCTATCACATATAGTAATTCACCGTTATGTGGTCTGATGAACATTCCTTGGATAGCTGTAGTAAATGCAGAAATGTCTAGTTCATCTACAAATACCATTGTATTAATGTTAAATGATATTTTTAAAATATATCTTGATACTGTATTGTAAAAAGCAGAACCAATGTATATCATGGTACCATCAGCTTTTATAATTATATCTCGTGGGTCTTCTGTATTGGTTATTATTGAAAGTGTGGCTATTTGTGCAGAAAGTGTAGTTATGTCATATGGTGTAGGCATATTATACGCCATTATATTATCTGTGGCATCAACAATGTAGACTTTGGTACCTCTCTTAGCAATGGTAAATCCTTGTGGATTGGTTAGAGATATTACAAAACCATTATCTATTCCAGAATATGATGCAGTGGATAAATCTCTGGGAGAAGTCATGTTATACTGGAATATTCTTCTAGATGTAGTTCCAAGGATGTAGAATTTTGTATCATCTGGGTGTATGTATAATCCTCTTGCGTTAGATTCTTGGTCATTTATTGAGAATGCTGTAACAAAAGTGGAGCCTGTAGTGTTATATGCAGTTGGAACTGTATATTGTCGTACTTCATCAACCCCTGATGAATTTACAATGAGATATGACATTCCGTTTGAAAACCAAGATATTGATGCAGGTAAAGATACATCTGTAAGAAGTGTAGAGTTTATATTTTTGGCATGTTGAAGTTGTTTCCAACCACCAGCAAATGTTATGTATTCATTGTTATTCAAGAGAAGACTGCCACCTTTAATCCTGACGAGAAACCATCCTGTGCATAATCTATATCGAATAGTATTCTTCGCCCTTTTTCCCAAATAGGTACAACAATAGTAATAGGTGAAGATGATGTGTCACTTGTAAATTCACCAGCATCAATTTGTACAAGATTAGAAAGTATAAAATCAGTGAAAATATTTGTATTAACTCCTGATTCTTTGGTAACACCAACTAGTATAATATCTCCTACTGGTGCGTTTTTTAGTGAAATTACAACATCTTTGATAGTCCTTGTGTATGGTGCTGCTTCTGTTATGTATTTAATGCCTTCAAATAATGGAGAGTCCTCATCTGACAATGCATATACCCACGGTGCAATGTCTGGTAGTTTTACTGCTCTAGTTTTGTTTGTTTCATCATTGGCATCTTCTGTAACTAATTTCGTAGAGTCAGATATGTTACCAGTCTTTGCAGGGACTGCATTAATTCTAACACTCATACATCAAACACCACATCATTATTTAGATCATCTACAAACTGGTTATTCAAATCATCAATCCAACCATTACCAACTGGTGGTGTTATATCACCTGATTCAAATCCCTGAGGTGGATAATTTACAGTTTTACCTGAGACAAATTTTTGGGGTAAATATGTTCTAACCAATTTATGCTCCAAAGACTATCTTGTCTAAAAATAATAATTCAACAGATGTAATCTCAACATTAGATTTTATATTAAAATTAATTCCTGCTCTAATGGGAACATCAAATCGATGTAATCCCTTTGATTTTACAACAAAATCATTATCTGCTGCTAACTGAATGGTTTCTGAAAATACACCATCATATGTAATGGATAGTGTATAATCTGCATCACCTGTAGTGACTAGTGCTATCCACACTCTCATACTTCCTGATTCACCTGGAGAGAGTTCCTCTTTTGTAAATGTAATATTATTTGTTAATATCTTGGAATTAATAGCAATAGGAAAATTTTCTAATGTTAAATCTTTTTTAAAAATAGAGCTAGCCAATATGTTATCATTATCAGTTAAAACTATATAATATTCTACATTTTTGAAAACTTTGATTTTGTAGGATTTGCAATGTTTGGTGTGTTATTCATATTTTCTGCTTGTGGAGAATTATTATTACTATTATTATTATTACTATTATTATTATTATTACTATTATTTCCTAGTGGGTTATTTTTCATTTGATTAGTTGGGTTTTCCAGTTCTACACCTGAACCGTTTAGTCCTTGTTGGTCTTGATTCATTTCACCATCAATATCAGATGCTAATTCAGGTACACCAACATGTTCTGCTATCTTTCGTAATTCTTGGTCTGATAATTGATTTCTAGATAATAATAATTGAACCCACTGGGCTATCTGTTCTGGTTCTAAATCCTTCTTTGATTGTTTACCAAACATCATCTCAAAGTTTCCTGCCCTCCAGGGAATGGCAATTAATCCATCATATAATTTTGGGTCAGCTATACGATTAAATTCATACCATGGTTTGACAATCATTTCTTGAATCATAAATTTTAATTGAATGGGAAATTGAGATAGTCCAACTTCATCAAGTATAGCTGATTCTTCACCGTTTGCATATGATGGTCCTTCACTCTGTCCTGCAATTCTTCCCTTTGATGTTTGTACTGCTTTAAATATTGAACTCTGAAACAAGTCCATGAATGTTTGTGGATCTATTGGTCGAGTATCTGTTCCTATCTCATCTATCTTTAATCCCTTTACTCCATGTACAATATCCTCACTATCATGTAAGATTCTCATCTCCTCTCTAATTGCTTCTCTCTCTTCTAGTGATGATTTTTCTGCATCAATTACTAATCTAGGTAGATATCTCTTCATTACTTTGTATGATACATTTTGTAATCCATGTTTTATGTCCAAGTATGATTCTCTTTCTTTTACAATACTGCCATCTGGTGTATCTTCTAGATATGTAACCCGATTAGTTAGTTGTGCCATGATTCCAAATCCAAATATTTGTCCGTTAGTTTGATTCCAAACAAAATGCATTATTTCACCTGGTCTGAAATATCCATTATACTCAGCACCTCTAAACTCATACCATAATGGTCGTCTGTCTGGTGTCCACCAAATTCTCACCATTGATTCTATGGGTAATATTTGAAAGTCTTCAGGTTTTTTTGCTTTCCATATTGGTACTCTGCACCTAACAAAACAATTACCATACGCTAAGAGCTCTTTTGCAATCTGCCAGTTTAACCAGTTAAGATTGATATCTTTGGTCCATGATTCTACATATTTGGATAAGAAATTAGTTTTTGCTTTAAAATAATGATCACCGCCCGTACTCTTTGCTGCCAAAAAATCAACACCCATTCTTGCATCTTCATCATCAAAGTAACCTTTCACTTGTTCATGAAATGTAATCTTTGGAACATCAAATGGTCTGTAAGTAAATCCTTCACGTGGAAAATGATTTGCACCAATATTACTAAACCAGAATGGTTGACCAATGTCTCCTTGTGGAAAATCAGTTCCAATTTCACCGGCTCCAACATTTACTGTAGAACCACCAGATATACTTTCACCTCTCTCATATGCGTTTAATGCTTCTGCAAGTCCTGGAGTTGGGGGTGCTTCTGTTGGGTGTAATGAATAATGATATGCTTTAAATTTCATAGCTTTAGTTAATGCAAATGCTTCATCTTTTTGGATTATTCTTTTCTTGTAGGTGTCATCCCGAATTATTTTATGTTGAGGTTTTTGTGGAGATTTGGTTCTTTTTTTGTACTGTTTTTTTGGCTTTTTATTTTTAAAAAAGAGTTTTAATCTCTTGAAATTCATTAAATAAAGAATAATTCTATGTTATTTAATATTTAAGAGATTCAACAACAGCTCCAACTGATCATATCATTATTTCAAAGAACTAAATTAGTTCAAATGGCATTATTTATTTTACATTAATAATGGTTTATTGTTTAATTTATTCAAACCATAACGTCCACCGGTTCTATTGAATATTTTTCTAGGATATAACAATGGATTATACATTGCTGCATGCTTTCCACACATGGATAACTCTCGCCAGCATTTAGCTGATGTTTGTCTTGTAATTATTGGGCATTGCTCCACTCTTGTGGTAATTCGTTGTACTGGGAATGTTGATTTGATATCATTAACTAATTCTGTAAAAAATACATACTCTTTAAACCAAACTATAATCTTTGCCTGACAACGCATTATCTTGATCTGGTTCCTCTAAATGATGAAGCATTGTAACTAGAATCAGATGTGTGTGTAGTTGATTTTGAGAATGTTCCTTGAAATGTTGTATTTCCTGAAAAATGATTATCAGCAATAAAACAATGACAAATAGACACCACACTATCTGGTGGGTGAGCATATTTTATCTTTGGTGATTCTGTAGTTATTGGTTTTACAGTAAGAAAATCCTCTTCAATATCTGTACGCATTACCCCCTGCGTCATATCTTTGATTAGTGGATATGTCCTCCATTCATCACCATATGCTATGGCTAATTTTCTTCTTTTGAATGATTCATTGGTGTAATATTTTGGGTGTGGAATCTTCCATTTTACCATATTTATAAAATCCTCCATCATTGAGGTTTTATCTATTAGTAGATGAGTTATTTCCTCAGACCCTTCATCATCTATTTCTCCTGGATTGTCTTCCTCTACTTTAGTTATCTTACCCCTAGTCCATGTTCCAATAAATTTGCTATACCCCAACCCTTCTATTTTATTTCCTGTAGTATCATATCCTCCCTCCTGCATTGTCTTTACCTGTTTTACGCCATACCCTAAATCAGCAGCACCATAATCACAAAGATATTCTCTAAATAGTGCTATACCGTGATATGCCTCAGCTAGAGTTTCTGATAATTCATAGGATAGCCTCTCCTGATATATGACAAAGTATCTATCCCTATCAGGTGATAGTTTGCCCTCCTGACTAATGCCTAGCCATTTTAGTATTATAGTAAATACTGTCTGACCTTGGCCGTCATTTCCTGATCCCCAGTCAGCCCCAAATAGTACCTTGACCCGTTCAGGGAATACTGTTTTGAAATCTTGTATGTCTTCCCCACTCATAAAATAGAGATACCTGTATGGTTCTAGTGTAGCTAGTGCGTCTGATCTTGTGATTGGTTTTCTTGGTGCTTTATACCACAATCCATGCACATGAGCTATAGTCATTAGTCGTGGGTAATTCATTTCCTTATACTCTATAGAATATTCTTTTGGAATTTTGTACAGGTTAACTGCGTCAGCGATTGATAAAGGTACATGACAAGCTGATAATTGCGACAAATGATATCCAGGGAATGATTCATTTTCAGGGGCTTGTTGTACCCATTCTCCTTTATTATTATCATTCATGTATTCACCATATATTAGGCCATTATTACGCTCACCCAAATTATCCTCCCAAGGTCCAAATTGTAGTCCTTGTCTCCACCCCTGGTTTTTGTGTACGGTACCTACAGAGTCGATATAATCATCCTCGTTAGTGTAATGCCATTCTGACTGTGTTGTGTCTAGCCATGTAGCCTCTTGTGTTGATCCATATTCACCTCCAACTCCTCCAAAATATTCTATGCCTATCTTTTTTGACATTGCCTCTTTGGCTTTAGGTAAAGCTGATGCATCATGTATTTGATATTCATCATATATGGTTAGATCACCTGATTTTCCCTCAATCTTTCTATACCCACCCTCATCAGTCACATGCCAGTTAAATGAGCCATTTTTCCACTGTACCTTAGATCGTCTGCCTGGTAGTCCTCCATGATTTCCAAATATGCATGATTTTAGTATTGGTGAATTATTTAATAGGTCAGATCTATACTTTTGGTCTGCATATGTTGATAGTTTATCCTCATCAGGTGCTACATATGCTGTGGTGCTGTTATGGATAGTTGCTGCGATATATGCTGAGGACAAGGCAAAGAATGTTGTTTTGAATAGTTGTCTGGCCATCAGTAAATACATTCTCTTATGCTTGC